GACTATGCAGTGTCTTCTGCTGATGTTATTGCTGGTACACTCCCACAAATACAGAAAGCAGTCTTGCTTACTGCTGGTGGTGCTGATGTAGTAGTAGAGCAAGTCCAAATTGTAGGTGGCTAACGTGTCTGACTCATCAAACCCTAAAGGTAAATCTGCAGCTCATAGATCCTTCTCTAAGAAGAAGAATCCTGCTATAGATAGACTTAATACTAGACAACATACTAGTGTTGGTTTAGCAGCAGAAGCAAGAGTAGCTAATTCTGATAAAGGTCTTACTGCTGTTGCCAGTGTAGGTCGCCAAGCGAAAGCAGGTAACGTAAACCGTAAAGGTAAATCAGTTACTGGTGGTGCAGCTATGGGTGGTATGAATATCCGTGGTGCTGGTGGGTTAGGTAAATCAAAACCTAAAAATGTTGAGGTAGTAGTCAAGAAGTATAAGAAACAAGTTTCTTCTGACAGAAAGGCTGCTGCTAAAGAGAGGGCTGGTATGAGAGCTAAGGGTCTCAAGTATGAATCATTCCTTGACTTTGTTAAAGAAGGTGATTACCATTCAGGACAAGGTGAGAAGATCCAATCACGTACTAAGAAGTACATGGAGAAGAAGGGGCAGAAAGGTGCACCTGGTTTGGATGCAATGAAAGCACGTACTGCTGATCATAAAGCAAGACGTGGTATCAAGGAAGAAGGATATGATAGAATGAGGGATGATCGTCTTGTAAAGTATGGTATAGGACACGATGGGTCTGATAAGAAACCCAGTAAGCGTACACCTGACAACAAGAAGGTCAAAGGTAAAACCAATTTCCAAAAGCAAGCTGAGAAAGAGCATGGTAAGGGTGTAACCGCACTTGATATTGTTAAAAAAAACATTGAAAAGAAACACGGCAAAGGAGCTATTATGAGTACTAAAAAAGAAGGATTCACTCCTTTAAAATCTTTTAAGACAATTGCTGAGGCAGCACCATTAGCAGCAGCAATACCTGCTGTAGCTAAAGCAGCAAAGGTTGCTGTAGTTGGTGCCAAAGCTGCTAAAGGTGCTACTGTTGCAGCGAAGGCAGGTGCTGTTGCAAAGCAAGCATCTGTCGCTGGTACAACTGCTGGAAGTAGTGCTAAGACTGCTGGTTTTGGACAGAAACTTGGTAATGCTGCTAAGGAAGGTGCCAAGGATGCTGCTGTTGACCATGTAAAAGATAAAGTCAGAAAGGCTGCTGGTCCTAAAGAAGAGGACACCAACGAAGAAGTAATTAATGAGTTATCTTCTGATACACTTCAGAAAGCATCTAAGGCTGCTGACGTAGACCGTGGAAAGAAAGCGGTTGCTGGTGATAAGGAAGGTGCTAAGAAGAGAGTTAAGCAAGCATCTAAATTCTATGCTGCTGCATCTTCTAAGAGAAAGCAAGAAGCAAAGGAAGAGTATACTGTTACTAATGCTGATAAGAAAGGTAACACACCTGCATGGAAAGGTTACAAGTCAGGTAAGAAGAATGCCAAGACAGGCAAACCTCTATACAAGGCTGCTGATCATGTGAAGGAGGATGGTACAAGACCACATCCAGATGGACAGTGGGAGTATCATGAGAAGGAAGGTGTGAAGACATTCAAGGATTTCATGCAAGAAGGTAACCCTACCACTCGTATGTTGAGTAAGTCTAAGTCACAACAAACTGGTAACATTAGTGCTGACAGGGGTACAGACGCAAAAAAGAATAAAGAGTCCCGTAAGGGGCTCGAAAAAGACCTAAAGAAGAAAGGTATCGGATACAAGAAAGGTACTGGTGAATACAAATATGATGATGGATCAAAGGGACGTGAAGTATCATATCAAACATCACCTGCAAAGGGTATGAGTAAGAGACGTTTTGGTAAAACAATGCGTCGTCTAGGTAGGAAGCATGGGCAAGAGTCTGTTATTACTAAGGACAAAAACAAACCAGCACGTTTACATGACACTGAGTCTAAGAAACCAGGTAAGTCTGTAAACATAGGTAAGTCTAAACCTGGTAAGCATCCTTCTGGTCAGGGAGAAACTTCTGGCACTAAGGTCAGAGGTAAGAAATTATCTAAGACAACCAACAAACCGAGTTATCATTATGGCTGAAGAAAGGAGTAAGGTGTGTAGATTTTGTGGGATTAAAGCACCCATAAATCATGCACGTCCATACACATGGATAGAGAAGCACGAGAAAAATTGTGCAAAGAATCCAGCATTATCATAAACATTATGGGAACATTACACATGAGAGAACAATTAATTAGAGCAGTCCTAGCACACGCTCAAGGTGAAATTGAAAAGCATAAGGTAAACGTCAATGTATACCTAGAACATCCCGTAGGTATCGGAGAGCATTCTGATATCACTGAAGCTATTGGTCAAGAGCTCGATAAGATCTCAAGGTACCATGATCAAGTAGAAGTTATAAACAAGTATTTTAGAGGACCATCGCAAATCAATTCTTGAAGGATAAGAAAGCAGCAAAGAAACTTATCAAGGCAGCAAAGAAACATCCTGACTGGTACACCCAGCAGGAAGTTTACTATGCAAAGCAGGTGAGGAAAGCAATAAAAAACGAAGAAAAAGAGAGCAAAAAAGTATAAATACTTACACATTGGGATTGAAATAATCATGCCCCACACTAAGTATACCGTCGGATATCACGACGTACAGCAACAGCATTTAGAAATTTGTGAGTATGCAATAGACGCATATGAAGCAATAGAACACAGTAAAGAGGATGTCCCGTTTCTACAGGAGCATCCTCATTTTATTGACTATGCAACGGTGACGAAATGACTACTATAACAAAAAATAAGCACGAGATAATGTGGTGGATGAGTAGACTCACCATCATGGGTGTCTCTTTATCACTAGCAGTAGCACTTGCTGCAACTGCTTGGGTCTAATGGTTGTCTGGAGTGTCATCTGGATGCTTACTATCCTATTAGTCATAGTAACTTGGTATATATATTATATACTAAAGATGGCATATGCGGAGATGAATGATGGGAAAGATGACCCCACCAAGCAGGAAGAGTTGTTACAACTTCCGAGTAACTGAAGTAACTAAAGTAGTTGATGGAGATACCATTGACGTAGTTATTGACTTAGGATTTGATATCTATAAGCACGAACGTGTACGTATAGCAGGTATCGATACTCCTGAGAAGAGGACAAGAGATTTAGAAGAGAAGGCGTTAGGTATAGACGCAACCAATTGGATGAAGTATACTCTTGAGGATACTATTAAAGGAGAGAATGAACTCACTATTAGAACTGAACTTAAGGGTGGCATGGGGAAGTATGGTAGGCTTCTTGGTTGGCTCTACGTTGGCGATTCTACTGTTTCGTTAAACGAACAGATGATAGAAGAGGGATATGCATGGGAGTATGATGGTGGTACTAAGAAGAAAAACTTTGGAGAGTTAAGAGAGATTCGTATCGCACAAGGTACTTTAGAACCTGAAGAGGGTGATCCATTACCTGAGAATGGTACAGGAATTGAGGCAGCAGCAGATGCTCCTGAATATAATACACCTCTAAATAGCACAAGTAACATGGCAGGATTATACTAATGAATGTAGTGCAAGCATGGAATGAGATCTCATGGGCAGATGCCATTCCTTTCCTCCTAGTATTATTTGGAGTATACTGGGTTAAAGTAAAGATAGACACACGTGCTGGTCTAGGTAGAAAGAAGAAGAAAGAATTGAAGAACATTATTGTTGAGGCAATAAAGGAAGCTAATGGCTGAGAAGCAAGAGATATATCTTGGTAACCCCAATCTCAAACGGGCTAACGTAAACACTAGCTTCTCACCCGATGAGGTGCAAGAGTTTATAAAGTGTAGTCAGGATCCCGTTTATTTTATTCGTAATTATATTAAGATTGTTAACCTAGATGAAGGTATAGTTAACTTTGACCTCTATGATTTCCAAGAGGACATGGTTAACCGTTTCCATGAACACAGATTTAATATAGCAAAGTTACCACGTCAGTCTGGTAAGTCTACAGTAGTTACTGCATATCTTTTGTGGTACGCAATCTTTAATGATAATGTCAACATCGCAATCCTCGCAAACAAAGCAGCCACTGCAAGAGAAATGTTGGGAAGGTTACAACTTTCTTACGAAAATCTCCCTAAATGGCTTCAACAAGGTGTGGTCAACTGGAACAGGGGCTCCTTGGAGTTGGAGAATGGAAGTAAGATCTTGGCTGCTTCTACTTCTGCAAGTGCTGTTCGGGGTATGTCCTTTAACATTATATTTCTGGACGAATTCGCCTTTATTCCGACGCATATTGCTGATGAGTTCTTTAGTAGTGTCTACCCTACTATATCTTCTGGTAAGAAAACTAAAGTTATTATAATATCTACCCCCAAGGGTATGAATATGTTCTATAAACTCTGGCATGATGCTGAGAAAGGACAGAATGAATACACTACAACAGAGGTGCACTGGCAACAGGTGCCAGGTAGAGATCAGGTATGGAAAGAGCAGACGATTAAAAACACGTCCGAGGAGCAATTCAACCAAGAGTTTGAGTGTGAATTCCTAGGATCTGTTAATACTCTCATCAGTAGTACTAAATTAAAGACATTAGTATATGAAGAACCTAAGAGGAAGGAAGCAGGACTGTCTATATACGATGATCCAGAGGAAGGACATACGTACCACATCTGTGTTGACGTTGCTAGGGGTCTAACCAAGGATTATTCTGCATTTACAGTGATAGATACTACAGAAATACCCTATCAGGTGGTAGGAAAGTATAGAAACAATACAATTAAACCTCTTTTATTCCCAGATATCATTCATAAGGTTGCTACTGCATACAATCAGGCGTATATAATGGTAGAAGTTAATGATATTGGTGGACAGGTAGCAGATATCATACAATTTGATCTAGAATATGAGAATTTACTCATGTGTGCCATGAGAGGTAGAGCTGGTCAGGTAGTAGGACAAGGATTTAGTGGCACTAAGGTGCAACTCGGAGTCAAAATGAGCACAACAGTTAAGAAAACTGGTTGCTCTAACTTAAAACAGTTAATTGAAGACGATAAACTCATCTTCAGAGACTATGAGATAATGGCAGAGTTAACTACCTTCATTCAGAAAGGTCCAGCGTGGCAAGGAGAGGATGGATGTAACGATGACCTTGCTATGTGTCTGGTTATCTTTGCATGGTTAGCAACTACTGACTATTTCCGTGAGTTACATGACGATGATGTACGTGCAAGGATGTATGAAGAGCAGAAAGAGGGAATAGAAGCGGACATGGCTCCATTTGGTTTCATAGATAATCATATTGACTATGAGCAGACTATAGTAGATGATGAAGGTACTCAGTGGAATGTAGATGAGTATGGAGATAACTCACACATGTGGGAATATCTGTCGTGAGTTTAGAGACAGACTTATCACTTGAGCATCTTCTATTTGTTGACAGGAAGTGTAGGTTTTGTGGTCAGACTAAGAGTTTATTAAATGATTTCTATAAGACTCGTAAAGATAGAGGGTCAACACCCTCAGCATATGCTTATGAGTGTAAGTCTTGTACCATATGGAGAGTCAATAGAAAGAGAAATAGAAAGAGACCCTTACCTCCATACCTAGCAGACTATCCAGATTGGTAATCACGGCTTGATTCCCCAGTGGAAAACGACATTATAATAAATAATTTCAGCATCTTAATTAGCATTCACCTAGGAGATAATCACAAATGGCATCCACACAACTTTCACCAGGAGTTGTCGTACTTGAAAGAGATCTGACCAACGTAGTAAACGCAACAGTAGATAATATTGCTGCTATCGTTGGATCATTTGAAAAAGGACCTGTTGAGCAGGTAACTAGTGTAACTAGTGAAAAAGAATTACTTTCAATCTTCGGCAAACCTACTGACTATAACTACGAGTATTGGTTTAGCACCGCACAATTCTTACTTTACGGAGGAACTGTAAAGATAGTTCGTGCGATGAACTCATCGCTAAAGAATGCGATTGATACAGCACAGTATACAGTAACAACTTTTAGTGCATCAGATACAACACTTACAGTTGCTTCAGCAACTGACTTCGATGTTAGCGATGTCCTCCTAATTGATGCTGAATTAGTTACTATCTCTGCTGTTTCTGGTAACGACGTTACTGTATCACGTGGACAACTAGCAACATCTGCTGTTTCACACGCTGCTTCTACTTCAATTACATTGATTGAGGCTGCTGGTACATCTTCAACAATTGATGAAGGTGGTACTTTCAGTGACAGTGATGTAACTCTAACGGTAACTTCCGCAGCTGCCCTAGGTGCAGGTACAAACTCATATATTAGAGTTGACGATGAGATCCTTCAGGTATCTTCTATCGCTGGTAACGATCTAACTGTAGTCCGTGCTCAGTTAGGAACAACTGCTGCATCACACGCAAACAGCACTGCTGTTAATCTTCAGACTGTTACAGCTAGCAAGACTGAAATTGATGAAACAACTGCTACTGGTGTTGTTGCTCCTCTTATCAAGAACCTCGATACTTATGAGGCAAATGTAGAGACAGCATCTAACAACTGGAAGTGGGCTGCTAAGACTGCTGGTCTTCACGGTAATTCACTTCGTGTTATCGTAACAGACGCTGGTCCTGACCAAGTATTGTATCTTGCTCAACCAACATCTGCTGTGTGGGAATTCACAAACAACGCTGAAGTTTCATTCTCTAACGCTAATATCTACGGTAAGGTTTATGACTACTCAGTCATCATCACTTATAAGGATAATTCAAACC